AATGAAAGTGTTAAATGGTAAATCGTTTTCTATCAGTAATTTACAAGAATTTTCTATTAAACATACTGTATCTTATCGGACGTTGCTATCTTTTTTTAAAACGGAAATATATATATTAGAATTATCTTTTTTAATAATCAAGGGGGGCGGGGCTTCAGCGTTTATGCTACTTTCACCCCTATACCATATAGTATCTACCCCTCTCACAACTTTAGTAAAAATCAAAGGTTTTTTGTTACTTTTTGTTAGGAGGAATAAATGTTGGTAAAGGTTTATGAAAATTTCTTTTTGGATACAGACAAGATAGTTTTAATTGAGTTGTTGGAAAGTAGTATGGTGAGTGAGAATAAGCCTAATCACAAATTTTATGTGAAATTTGGTTTGATAGATGGTTCGAATGTGTACACGTATAATATGACTAAGGCTGAGGCTGAGGACATTATTGAGCAGATGGTATATGTGCGTAACAATACGGGTATCAACACTGAGGGTTTATTTGAGATTATTGAGTATATTTTTTCGAGCATAGGGCTTGAGGTTAGTGGTGATGGCTTAAAGAATGAGTTGCCAATTTTGAATATTGTGAACAAGACGGGAGAGTGTTGATATGAAGTGTTATGGTTGTAGTGAAATGTGTTTGGAGTTTATCCCTGAGTCTGAGAGGAAGAATAACAAGTATTTTTATGTAAAGGTTAGAAATCCTGAGTGTAGGGAGAGTGAATTTTTTTTGAGTTTTGAGGATAAGTTTGGGAAGCGGTTAAAGGTTGGAAAGGAGTTTATTGATGCTTGTAAGAATGGTTCAATCTTTACTAAATGATGTAAGTTTCTATAAAGCCTTGTGCTATCGTATTTTTAAGTTACTGATTTTGTTTTTGGTAGTTTTTTTAGCCATAAACAAGAGTGTGGCCTTCAAGGTTACTTTGTTGGATTTGTTCTTATCTACAGTGACATATTATGTTTTTGAAAAAATATGGGAGAGAATAATATGAAAATTTTGTTGTGTGGTGAGACAGGTGTTGGAAAAACAACATTCGCTTATGAGATTTATAAAAGGTTTAAGAATGTGCATGTTGTTGATGGTGATGAGGTAAGAAAGTTTACCGGTAATTTTGATTATACTGATGAAGGTAGACGTAAAAATCAGGCTGATGTACTTGCGAGGGTTGGTTTGTTGACGAGTTTAAATAAGCATGTTGTTATTTCTGTTCAAGCTCCATTTCCTGACATTAGGAGAAAATATTTTGGTGATTGCAGGATTATCAGATTGACTAATAAGGCTAATGATAAGGTTATCGAGAATGAGGTTAAGCCTAAGTATGACTATAGTGATATTAAAGAGGTTTGGGAATTTACAGAGGTTATGGAAAACTTGGATGAGTATATTGGTAAGCTTTTCCCTAAGGTTGGCGTTATTGGTAGATTCCAGCCCTTGCATAAGGGGCATAGTTTGCCAATTGAAATGGCATTTAAATTATCTCCGAATGTTACTGCCTTAATCCGCAAAGAAGCTGGTGATACTTTTGAATTAGAGGAAGTTAAAGAAAATTTATTAAGCAAGTATGATTTTAGGGATGTTATTTTTACGCCTAAGTTGAAGGCTAAGGATTGGAGTTTTGTTAAGGAGTATGATTTTATTGTTCAGGGTAATCCGGAGGTTATTGAGAAGGTAGAAGCTAACGGTGGTAAGGTTTATTATTTCCCTAGAATATCAAGCGTAAGTGGTACGTATTTAAGAGAAAATCTTGAAAAGGAAAAAGATGGTAAGCTTATATTATGATAGTTAGATATAAGGCTCATAAAACACTAAGTAAGTTTCATAAATCTGACACATTTGTTCGTGGGATTCGTGGAGCTATCGGTAGTGGTAAGTCTGTTGCCTGTTCTTGGGAGATTTTCAGAAGGATGCAAGAGCAAGTTCCTAATAACGATGGGATTAGAAGGACGAGATGGGCTATCATTAGGAATACATATAGAGAACTTGTTGATACTACAGCGAAAACTTGGTTAGACTGGTTTGGGACTCTTGGACATTTTAATAAGGCTGATATGGTGCATTATGTCAAGTTTGGTGATGTTGAAGCTGAGATTTTATTTAGGGCGTTGGATAGACCGAAAGATGTTAAGAAGTTGCTTTCTTTGGAATTGACTGGAGCGTGGATAAATGAGGCGAGAGAAGTCCCTAAAACGATTGTTGATATGCTACAAGGTAGGGTTGGACGTTTTCCGAGTGTACGTGATGGCGGGTGTACTTGGTTTGGAGTTATTATGGACACTAACCCACCAGATACTGACCATTGGTGGTATAGAATGTTCGAGGAGGAAAAGCCCGAAAATTGGGAGCAGTTTGTACAGCCGAGTGGATTAAGCCCTGAAGCTGAGAATATTGAGAATCTTCCTAAGAATTATTACCAAAACTTGATGGCTGGTAAGACTGATGACTGGATAAAGGTTTACGTGCATGGTGAGTATGGAATTACTGGTGATAATAAACCTGTTTATCCTGAGTATATTGATAGCCTACATGTTGCCGGTGGAGAATTAAAGCCTATCAAGAACTTAGGGCTTATTCTTGGATTCGACTTTGGACTTACACCTGCATGTGTTATTGGGCAATTATCCGCTAATGGACAATTGAGAATTTTAGATGAACTGTTTGTAGAAGAGCATGGCGGAATGGGTATCAGGCAGTTTGTAAAAGAAGTTGTGAAGCCTCATCTTTATAAAAATTATAAAGACTGGATGGATAAACAGCTTGTTTATGGTTATGGAGACCCCGCCGGGAATCAGAGAAGTCAGACGGATGAAACTACTTGTATCGGTGTTTTATGTGAAAATGGGATACCCACAAGTGGAGCTTACACTAACCAGTTTTTAACGAGGAAAGATGCTGTAAGTAAGTTTTTGATTGAAACGGTTGATAATCAACCACGCATATTAATTAGCCCTAAGTGTCAGATGATTCGCAAAGGTTTCAATGGTGGTTACAAGTATGAACGAGTTCAGGTAACTGGTGATGAGCGTTATAGAGATATGCCTTCCAAGAACAAGTATTCCCACATCCACGATGCTTTGCAGTATCTTTGTATGATGGTTAGAAGTGAATACTATGAGGAAAAAGTAGCGGTGAGTCCTGTAGACAAGAGAATTAAAAAGCTTGAGAGTGGTGTTGATAATAGGATTGAGAATGAATTAGTAGCTGAAGGTTTAGAAATACATAGTGCCTTAGAAGATTTACTCTGGGCGGAAGAAGACGGCGATTTTAAATATGATGGAAATTTACGGAGGACAATATGATTTATGATATTAATTTTGTGTATGTTTTAATTGGTGTATTCGTTCTGTTTATTATTTTTATTGTATGGATACTGCTTCAATTAGAAAAGATTAATGATGTTTTGTCGGACAGCATAGAAATTAATAAAGAAATATTGAATGTTATTATGAAGTTAAAAGAGGAGGATGATATTGAAGATTATTACTTCGATGATTATCCTATAGAGCTTGATGAAGTTGATAATGAGAAATTGAAAGATATACTCTAAAAGGGGGGATTTATGGCGAGACCTAAAAAAGACAATAACTTGTATCTTGTGTGTGAGGTATGTTCTGCTGGGGGGACGAGAGTTAATCCTGATGCTTATATAGCTATTATTGAGACTGTAGAGTTCCCCTTTAAAAAAGAATATTGTAAACACCTGCATTTTGAAAGAGGAGAAAAAAATCCTTTTTTTGGTACTGATTATTCAACGTATAGGTGTCCACGAGGCGGACATAGTATTTTTGTCTTGAACAGTGACGATGTAAGAAATTTTAAAAAGTATGAAGGTGTTACACGTATCCTGACAAGTGAAGGCTGGAAAGAGATGAACTATAAGATAGCGGAATTAAGACAGAAGATTAAAGAAAATGAAAACGAGAATAAAGAACAAGAGATTGTAGAGATGCAATATGAGACGCATATTGTTGATAAAACTACGAGTCAATCGAATAACCATGCTGGGAAAAAGGTTGCTATTTGCAACATATGTGGCAATATTTATAAAAACAGGGATGTGTGTTTAAAGCACATCAAAGCTAAACATAGAGAGTGTGCAGAGCCTAATAAACAGGTAAAGGTGGTGGTGAAATATGTCAGATAAAAAGAAAAGTGTTTCAATATTAGGTGATAGTAACATACTAAATCCGGAAGGTGATAGCCAGGTTGGATTACAGGTTTTTCAGATTCTTGGTGAAATACTAAGACATAAAGAAGATTTAGGGTTGCCTCAAAAATGGGTAAGGAACTATCAATTAGGTAAAAACCAACACTGGAAAATTAAAACTAAAAAAGCTGGCTTATTAACAGCAAACTTACTGCATACACATAGACAGAAAAATATAAATATGCTGACAGACAATAACCCCACTTTTAACATTAGCAAAATTGATACACAGGACGAGGCTGTGAGAGAAGCTGTAGACGATTTGTTTCATGCTTGTCAGTACTGGTGGAACGAGCAGGAGCAACAGTCTGTTTTTGAGGAATCTGTTTTAAATGGAGAGACTTACGGTATAACAATTGAAAAAGTGTTTTTTAACCCCGATTTAGAATATGGAATAGGAGAGGTTGAAACCGAAGTCGTAGACCCATTTTATTTTGGTATATATCCCGTGACATGTAAAGATATACAGAAAGCTGAAGCAGTATTACATTATTATCCTGTAACATTAAGGGAAGCAAAAAGAAAATTCCCTCAGTTTGCCGATAAGATAGTTGCAGATGGTGACTTCCTATCAGAAATTGGAGACGTTAGGAATGAGCTAACCGCTAATGCTACAGGTAAGTCTAATGTTATGAATACGATGCGTAACACACTGGGAACTGTAATGAAGTTTCTAAATTCATCGGTAGAAGAATCAGATAAGGTTCTTTTGGTTGAGTGTTGGGTTAAGGATTATACACTCATTACCGATGAGGAAGGTTTCCTGCGTCCGAAATACAAAGGTTTTATCAGATGCGTTACGACTTGCAATGGTGGTAATATAGTTTTGTCTGATAGAAGTAATCCAAGTATCAATCCCCTACTCCCTGACGAATTGGCAAGGAAAACTTATCTTTATGATAAATTTCCGTTTGCTTACGCAAACTCTTTGAAAGATACAACAAATATCTGGGGGATGTCAGATTTTGAGCAATTGGAATCTTTGCAAGTAGAAATAAATAAGACTGTAACCCAGTTGACTTATTACAAAGACAAAACCACAAGGCTTAAAGTCATCAATCCAAAAGATTCCGGAGTACCTAACGAACATTTTACAAACGCTCCTTCAATCATAAACCCTGCCAATTCAATGGTTGCTAATGCGATAAGATATATGGAAACTCCCCCTCTTCCATCTGATTTGTATAATGTATTAAATATTTACAGAGATTTGTTCTATGTTATTTCGGGTGGATTTGATTTGGAACAAGCTCAGGCTCAATCTAAACAGGTAATATCCTACAAGGCTATTGCTACGCTAATAGAAAGAGCAAGCATGATAATGAAAGGAAAGGTAAGAGCATATTCTAAGCTTATTAGAGAGCGAGGCAGAATGTATCTCTCGCATTTAATGAACTGGTACGATACTGAGAGATGGATTACTTACAAAGATACCGAAGGTAATGAATATGCTAAGACTATTATAGGTAGAGAGCTAATAATTCCCGTAAAGTTATCAGTAGTTTCAGGCTCAACTATGCCTGTGAGTAAGGTACAGGAAAGAGAAGAAGCATTGGAACTTTTTAAAATGGGAGCTATAGATGCTGAAGAACTTTTGAAGAAACTTGATTGGAGTGACTACAAAGGCGTTGTTAAACGTATGCAAGCTGGCGTCATAGGTAGCCTTGCAGAAAAATTACAGGCACTTGGATTCCCACCTGAGTTTCTGGAAGTCATTCAGAAAATAGCAGAGATGAAAGATGATAAAGAATTTAGAGCAAATGTTCAGGGTGGTGTTATCCCAACATTCAGCGAGCTTTCTAGAATAATTCAAGAAGGTGCTAACCAAACAGACCCAATGGCACAAAAAGAAGCCATAGAAGCTCAGAAAATTCAAGCTGAGATTCAAAAACTTATGGCTGAAGCTCTGCTGTTACAAGAAAAAGCAAATTCTGAAAAAGTAGACCAAATGGTTAAACAATCCGGCGTTGGTTTTGATGAAGAAAAACTTAATATTGAAAAAGCTAAAACAGCACAGGAACTTAAAGCAAAGTTAAAAGAAGCCAACAACCTGATACAGCAAAATGTAAACAGAAATAATCAAATGGCTGATATGACAGGAATTGAAAATTTAGTGCCGACTGCTGAACAGCGTGGGACAGCACCTTATAGAGAAAAGGGGTTGTTTAGTAATAATTCCGACTTAAATAATTTAATTTAGTCATAAGATATTGACTAAATTATGGTTTTGTTAGATTTTATGACAAGAGGTGCTTATGCCGGTTTACGATTTTGTTTGTGAAGATTGTGGGGAGTATAAAGAAATAATCACTCCTATCAGTAAGTTAAAGGACGAGTATGAATGTTCTGAGTGTGGCAGTAAAATGACTCGTGTTTTTTTGCCCGGACACGGTGCTATATGCTACAACAATGATGCTGATTGGTTGAAAAGTGTTACTGATGTTGTAGACAAAGACCCTTCCAAGCCTCACTGTGTGGAATTTATTAAAAATCCTACACGTGAAAATTATTACAAGTGGATGAAGGGAGAAGGTATCCGTCCTTTAGAACCGGGAGAAGAAAAAACAAACACTAAGGCAAACAGAGAAAAACTTAATCGTGAACGACAAGAAAAAGTTGTTAAAGAAGTTTTAGAGAAGCGACAAAAAGATAGGACTATAAATGTACGATAGTGGGAGTCGTACCCCACAAATAAAAGAGGTGAAACATGAGTGAAAATCAAGAGACGATAGTAACTGGCTCGTCACCAGTAGTTGACAGTAGTGGCACTTTGTATAGCACTACTGACTATGTAACACCTGAAACAACACTGGCTTCTGAGGGTAGCGTTGAGAGTACTACTCCTGAAGGCAACCAGGATTCTATTGTTCAGAATGAACAATCTGCGGATTCAAATTCTGAAAATGTAGGAAATCCTGAGTCATCGAAAGATGACGAAAAAATGGAAGATGTTAGGTTTGATAAGCATCCTCGTTTTCAACAGTTAATCAGAGAGAAAAACGAATATAAGCAGATGCTCTCTGAATTAAAGAAAGAAATTGAGGAACTTAAGCAAGCTAAAACAGAGAACAAGGGTTTCGACCCAAAACAATTAGATACTGAAAAATTACTTGAGCTACAAACGGAAGACCCTAAGGCCTTCCTCGAGCTTGTTAGCAAATCTATTAGGGAGCAGGTGGTAAATGAAATACGTGCGGAACAAGAAAAAATGCTTGCCGAAAAAACAGAAAGGGAGAAAGAAAACGCATTTATAAAATATGCGGAAGAAAACCCTGACGTGTTAGAGATGTGGGAAAGTGGAGTTTTGCAGAAATTCCTCGAGGAAAACCCACATCATAACATAATTTCTGCTCATATGTATTTAACAAAGGAAAATAGAGAGGCTGAGTTAAAAAGACAAATTGAGCAGGAACTTGAGAAAAAATACAGGGAAAGGCAAGTAGTAAGAGAAAATGCAAGGGTGCTGTCAAACACACCACCAGCGAATCATAACGTTATCATGCCTGACCCTGAGATTAGCAATACGAAAAAAGCTGGAGGATTGGCTACGGTTCTTGCAAGACGTTTGGAGGCTATGAGAAAACAAAGATGATAACTATGGAGGTTTATAATGGCTCTAACATTTCAAGAACTTGAGGCAATAACTAATGACTATTTCCTCGCAGATAATAAACAGGCAGTTGATATTTACTTTAACGAATCTTTCCTTCTTAACTACTTTTTGAAACAACAAAAAGGTATTTGGGAAAGACCAGATGGCGGTATTAAAATTAGAGTACCAATCGAATATGATGGACAGATAGCTGATTTCTATAGCAAAGGTGATACTCTTACTGAGACAGATGTAGAAAATATTAACGTTGCACTTTTTGACTGGAAACACGCTTATGCCAATGCTAAGATTTTTAGAATTGACCAGTTGAAAAACAACGGAGCTTATGCTGAAGTACAGCTTGTAACTCAGAGAATTTCTTCTGCCCAGAAATCTTTAACTAAACTTTTAGCATCATCTCTTTATGACGATGAGAATGTTGGCGACCCAAAGAGACTCACTGGCTTGCTTGCATTAACTAACCCTGTTACTACAGTTCCATACGGCGGGATTATTCCTGACGATTTGGTTGCTGTGGACGGCTCTAAAAACTGGATAGGTAGAAGAATTACTACAGCTGAAAACCTCAGCCTTAATGTTATTAGAACAATGTGTTCAACAGCTAAAGTCAGGGATGGTATTGGTGGTAAACCTGATTTGGTTGTTACTACTGAAGAACTTTGGAATGTTGTAGCAGATATTCTCCAAGCTCAACAGAGATTTACAGATGGGAAAGAAACTGCTAAGGCTGGTTTTACTGGGCTTTACTTTGAAGGTAAAGATATCTTCCCTGATGACTATTGTCCTGCTGGTACTGCTTTGGCTTTGAATAGTAACTATCTTGGTTTTGTTGTTCATAAGGAAGGGTATTTCATGAGAACACAGTGGGAGAAAATACCTGCATCCCCTGAAGATAAAACCATGAAAATCTACTTCGATGGTAACTTTGTTACAAATAACAGAAAAGCCCATATCGAACATAGGAACTTATCATAAGAGGGGGCTTAGCCCCTCTCTTTTAACAGGAGGACATAATGGCATTTAGCTATACTATTACACAAAGACCTGTAGCCAATGGAAATAAGAGAGTATCAATGGGTACATTTGATGCTGGCGGAGATGCCTCAGGGACTATTGATACCGGCATGAGACATTGTGAGTTTATAACAATTACGATTGTAGGAAATGGTGGTGACGCTCAAGTGCCAACAGTGACCGAATTACCCACTGATGGTAGTGCTGTCGAATTGAATTTCGGCACGTCAACAACTATTTCTGGGTTGTGGTACGCTATAGGGTATTGAGAATAGGGGTTAGAGCAACCCCTATATCCCAATATTGGAGGGGTAATGATACTTCAAAATATCGTTGATAGTGTTTCTAAAAAGATACTTGATAAGTCTATCACTGAAGAAGATTACATATACATGTGCAATGAATGCCAGTATATTATAGCTGACAGTATTTATACTCCAAATTTACAAACAAGTACAACATTAACTTGCGATGGTAATGAGACTTTAACTTTACCAAATGATTTTTCTAAAAATATTTTTGTTGCGATAAATTTAAAAAACAATTTACCTATTAAAATTTTCGAGAGCCCAATATATTTGCTGAAAGAATATCCTTTATCTTCAGTTGGTGATGTGTTTGCAATTTCACTGTTTGAAAATAAAAAAATAATTATTAGAAACGTTCCGAACGATAATCAACAAATAAAGATTTTCTATTATAAAAATCCGGAAGTTATTAAAAGATTAAATGTTGATATAAACTATATTCCTGAATCATATGTATATACGTTGTTCTACAATTTTATATGTTTCAAATATTTTCAAATGATTGAGGAAGGTGTAAATGAGGGCAACGAGGGAATTAAAATAAATTCCAATTTTTATTATAAATTATTTATGAATAAGTTACAAGAATTGCAAAATAAGTATTCCAATATACATGATATAGCCAACAGAGATTTTACTGACGCAATGAGGTTTCTTGATGAGTAAATTTATCCCAATAATGAACTTTTGTCTTGGGCTTAACAATTATATAAATTCAACGAAACCTTATATAGATAATGAAGGAAAGGGTTATTTGTCTATAGCTGTTAATGTTGATGTCGATGTTCAGGGTAGAATTACAACAAGAAGTTCTTATGTGCCTGCAAGTTTGGATAATATCAGGGATTTATTCGTTAGTTCAGAGGGAGATGTTTATGGAGTTATTAACGATAAAATATGTAAGATTGATTTAAATGATTATAGCTATATAGAAATTTATCAACTGAATTCTCAAGATAAAGTATATTATTATGAATTTTACAATAGGATATATTTCGGCAATGGAACAGATAGCGGATATATTTCAGATGATAAATATTTTGGTTTAAATTCTGATTCGGTACATAGATATACAGACTACAAGGACTACAAGGAAGCTCCAAAATTCAAGATGATGACGATACATAATGGTAGAGCATTCTGGACAGTAAACGATGAAGTCCCTGTTATATTTTTTTCAGAGCCTTTTGACTATCATATATATGCACCTGCAAGAAACTATTTCTTGTTTGAAGATGAAATTACAATGCTTAAAAGCGTCAACAATGGCATATATGTTGGTACGACAAAGAATCTTTTTTTTCTAACTGGAAGCGATGTTAGTGATTATGAAATAGCAACAATTTTGAATGAAGGTGTAATAGAGGGTTCTGATAATTATATAAATAGTACTAATTATAAATGGGGAGAATCAGGAGAAGTCGGAATTATTTTTGCAACAAACAAAGGTATTTATACAGGCAATTCAAATGGTTTGGTTGCGAATAGAAGTAAGAATATATTAGACATTGATGTTAAAGGCAATAAGTCAGCATCAATAGTTTATAAAGATAAATATATAATAAATTTCATATGAGGTGAAATATGGCGATTAAATTAAGTAAAGGTTTAAGAAACGCTTTGTTAGAAAGCAATTCCTTAAAAGGTGCTTTGGCAAATGGTATTATTTGTATCTATTCCGGATTCCCACCTGTAAGTGCCAATGATGCAGAAACAGGTACTTTGCTGATGAAGATTACTAATAATGGTGGTGCATTTACTGCTGGAGTCCCTACCAACGGAATTAATTTTGGTAGCTCTGTTAATGGGACGATTTCCAAAAGTGATTCAGAGATATGGACTGGCAAGGGTTTGGTAGATGGTACTGCTGGCTATTTTAGATTTTATTCTAATGATTTTGAAACTGGCAGTAGTGAAACAGCTATAAGATTGCAGGGTACTGTTGGGACAAGTAATGCAGATATGCTCGTGGCAACCACTGCAATTAAGGCAAATGTAAGTGTTACTGTAGACCAGTTCAATATTACAATGCCATCAGGAGAATAGTTTGTTATATTTTCCAGGTATAGACTCTCTAATTAAAACTTTTTATAACCAGGTTGCACAGGCATTATTTTTTAACAGTAAAGATGTAAACAATTTATGGGACTATAATGAAACTCGTGATAACTGTATAGCAATCGGTACAATCGTAGGGAGAAAATACTACGAAGAAGAAGGTTCTATTCTATCCAAAAGATATATTTGTGAATTCAAAAGCGAAAAAATAAGTGTAGTAAAAAATGGTAAACCGACTCATATGTCGTTTGTTACAAAAGGCACAGTCATATTTATCCAGGCCATAGACTGGGGAGAAACATTATTTGTAGGAGATGAGTTAGTAGACTTTACTGCAACTGTTTTTAACGGGTTTTCAAATGATAGTCGTTATATCCTAAACCCAACAATTCTGTATAATCAATTCACAACAGAATATAACAAAATGGATACAAACAATATGTACATGTGTTTGTATAAAGATTTAGATAGTTATCTCGGGTATCAAACTTCATCTCAATATTTATGTCTTAAACTAAAATTAGAAAATGTTTCTTTTGATGGCGACGAGATAGTTTTAGGTTTCGCTGGTGGTACAGTATTTACAAGTTCTTATGGTATTGTAAGAATGTATTCGATTGTACAGGAAGTAAATGGTGTTGTTCAGGAATTTTCTTACGGAATTTTAAATGAACCTATTTTGATAGATGCGTCTATTCTTATAAAAAATTTAAAAGCATTAAAGATAAAAATAGTATAGTTGGAGGTAACAATGGCAATCCTTATATCAACAGGTTTAAAAAACAAGATTTTAGGAAAAAAAATCAATCTGGTATCAAATTCAGATTTTGCAACCTCAGCATCAGGTTGGGTTGGGACAGATGCAAGTCTAAGTATAACTTCAGAATCTTTGACAATTGTGAATGATTCTAACGCAACCGGCAAGGCTACCCAAGCAATAACAGTTGTGCCAAACAGAGTATATATTGTGAGTGCAAAAGTTAAGGCAGGAACAAGTTCTGTGAGGTTCAAAATAGGAACTTCCGTCGATGATAGTGCATATTTTACAGATACTATTTCAACATCAACAAGTTTTGTGGAAATAAAAACCTATTTTGTCCCAAGCTCAAACGATTGTGTTATAACACTTGAAAACGTTTCTGCTACTGCTGGAGACATATCATATGCAGATGATATATTTGTATATGATAGTGCATATTCCTTAAGAGATATCTTTAAAAATTTCTATATAAAAATTTATGACGGAACTCCACCGAGTACTCCTGACGTAGCTCCAACAGGTAATGAGCTTTGTACTGTTTCTGTAGATGGATTGGGTAATGGACTCAGTTTTGATGACAATGTTGATGGTTTTCTTAGCAAACCTGCTACACAAGATTGGAGAGGTGGGGTGATAACTTCTGGTACTGCTACATATTTCAGAATAGTGGATAAGTCAGATAATGGTGCAGACAGTACAATATACGAAAGAATTCAGGGGACTATTGGGGTTTCTGGAGACTTCTCACTCAGTAATAGCAATCTTGTATCTGGGAATGATTTTGTAATCGGGCAATTTAGATTGTTTATGTATTAAGACTTATGGACTTCACAAAAGCTAACTACAGCTATACGCTGACAATATATGACGTTTACAAAGCATATGTTTATGCTTTTAAGTATATTGCGTGCGTAAACCAAAGAATTCGTTATATAAGCAGTAGTGGTGACGCACATATAATTGATAATATACAATACGGCGAAAGTCCGGTAAGCGGTGGTACTAAGATACCTGCTGAGTATTGTCAGGGCGTATCTGACTTCACGTCCATTGACTCCGCAAAATATACTATTACCAATAATGGTGATTTAAACTCTATAAGTCCATATAACAAAGTCTTTGTTTCCTTGCCACCTAAACCGAAAGATAATGTTACATATCTCGTCGATATAACTGGTAAAAATATTAAATATCAAAAGCTGTCCCCAAATGTTTTAAATTCAGACCCATATCTTGCTATGGTAATGGAGTTTTCAATTTTAAATGGTTTCTTGTCATACGGAACTGCTTATACTCATTATGCTATTGATAAGGAAAATGGCTGGTTTTCGTTTGCTTCGTTTCCTGAGCATAGTGATAATTTATACTATGGTGGTTCTACAAGTACTGTTTATAAATATAAAAAGGCACTTATTAAAAATGGTTCTTTTGAATACTACCGCATGAATTACACAACAAATGTAATGGGCACTCCTTTAGACGATAATAACGATGACGAAAATTATACTACTGGTTACTGGAAAGATGAATCTATTCTAAAAATCGGCTCTGGAATGAAGTATTTTATTTATGAATCTTTATTATTCAGCTCTTCTGGAGATATATTGGAGTATGATTTTAGAAGAGAACAAGTAGAAGGTACTGTTGGGGAAAATTTTACAAGCGTTAAAGACGACATAGCAAGTAGAGGGCTTAATAGATATTTTTTTGATGACCTAAACAACTCGGTAGGCTTTTTCGATTCCATATGTTTTTATACCCAGAGCAAATACAATTATAGAGATGGAAAAATACTTATAGATGAAATTCCTCAATAATAAAAGTTGGAGCGTTTAATGAGTGGTACATATTTTAACTACCTAAACTACATTCTTAGAGATAAAATATTTATTGCCCGTAGGGGTACAATTATATATGTAGGTTATCAGAACGATGGTGAGGATGTCCAGGTGTTTAATACTGGATGTTATTTAGAGGATTCTGGATATTTTGATTTCCAACTCACAAACAGATTTCCTGACACTCCAATTGTGTTGAGTTCATCTGTTGATTTTAGTTTTGTTGTTCCTGTTATTATATCAACCACCAAAATAATGTTGGTTACGTTTTTTAAAAAGTTTGACGGAAAAATTGATTTTACCTATAAAGTATATGATTTTACTCCATACACTTTAGATGTAGCTATAACAGAAAAAGTTTTTAGCTTTATGCACTATTTCAGAGATGTGTTTAGTTCATCAGATTCTAATATATTTATATCAACCAGTGATGAATTAATGTATACCCATATATTCCCAATATTCAACGTTTCCGGGTCAGGAGACGTAACATTCGGTTATGAGTATTTAACAGATTCATATAAAAAAGAAAAGTATATAGACTTCTACATAAACTATGCTAATGAAAAAATTTTCATGGTAAGCGGATTGTTATTTCAAAAATGGCATAGAAATATAAGTGATAAAGTCAACCTCTTTAATGATTACAAATCACTAACATACAACGATAAAATTTTATTTGCACAAAACGATAAAATTTATATTTATGATAGAAAAAACTATAACCTTATAATAGAAAGACAGCATGACAGAACACATGAAGATATTTTTGCATTTGATGATAAATATGTTTTTTTTGAAAGTTATGGACTAAACCAAATACTATGTTATGAGATAGGCGATGAAAAATATAATATTATAACTATTGATGAAATAAATAAAATTGAAAAGTGTATTTCTTTTGGTGTATTTAAATATAAAATTGATGGAGTTTATTATGTAGATTTGGTTCTTGGTATTTTCGATAAAGAAAATTTTTATATATACAGCTTTAATAAAAATAAGCTTTTTTTTAAATTTAAGCATTCGGATAAACTTGACTATGATTTATATGATTGTCATGTTTTAAATTTCAAGCAGAAGAATGGGAAGGAAAGGTTAATCTTAGTAGCTTACTATAAACATGAATTCACTGAAGATAGATTTATAAACATATTTGAATTAAACATTGGAAATTTTGATATTGTTAATTCTAAATACGAATTATTTAATTACAATACTTATTATACTTGTGCTATTCCAGTTTATGCTAAAACTGCCTTAAAAATGCTATCTGATAATGTAACGTTTGAAGCGTTTGAAGAAGAAGCTTTATTATTGATAACACGTCATGGTTTAAAATTTTTGGTAGAAATATCTGAAGATAAATTTGGTACACAACATGAATTATATTATGACAACTTTTCAGAAAGACTCATGCCAACATTAGGCGAAAATAAACAAGATTTCAGCATCTTTGGCAAGTTACATACAAGTGCTGTTTTTGGACTGGATGGAACAGTTTTTACAAAAGGTTTATATTTAAGTGGGTTTAGCGGACTATTCCCGTTATATTTTTTTAATCCTAAATTCGTTGATATTGAACAACTACAATCCATCTTGAATTCAATAAATGAGGATTATCCTAATTTTTATGGTGGATATGTTCATGCTTTTACGCCGATATTACCGGAAAAGCCTATAGAAGCTTTTTTAAAATTGAATTCAGATGAAAGAAGCAGGTTTACTTATGAAGTTCTTGATATATATGATGTAAGAGATAAAATTCTTGTAGATGCAAATGGTATTTTTAGCTCTAACTTTTACTTAAAAACCGATGAAATATATACAATTCCAAATGGCTATTGGAAAAAGCTTGATTTAGACAGAGAAGGATATTTGGTTTTAAACCTAAAAAATACTTATAAAGATATGGATTTAAATATACCTGATGGCTACGGAATTATTTTTGATGACAGCTTCGCTTGGTTTGAGATAATAGAAGGCACAAATGATTTGGTTATACATCTTACAGACAGTAAAACTCAGAAACTATATGATATATTTGAATTAATAGATGATACTATAGTTACCGAATATAAATTTGTTGGGAATTATAATACAATATATTTTGAGCCTTATCCAGGAGCGGGATTTTATATCTTGGTTGATGATGAGTACTATATTCAAGGTAATGGATATATTACAGTTAAGAAAGGCTTTTATGTAAAATATTCCGAAAATCTGAATGATATGTACATCTCGGTAAACTCTCAATTTTCCTTAGACGTAGAAGTTGAGGACTTACCTATCAATATTTATTTAGGACTTTTATTTGAATTAAATGCTTATGGTATTAGCGGGAAAAGAATAAATACTTTTATGACTTTTGAGTTTTCTGTTGATGCCAAGTGTTTTGTAGAAGATAAGATAAAAAAATATTACTTTAAATATGATTTTATAAGAAGTAAGAGTGGAGATATATCTAAGTACAAAACATTAATACCATTATATGTAGACAAATACAAATATGTAGTCATTTATTCCTTTGATTTGAAGGATTTTAAACATCCTAATTATAACTACGAAACTGATATAGGCTATACCCATAGAGGGATAAAAAACACAATTGCTTTATCAGATTTCAGAC